TTTTATTCGCGAGGGTTAGCCGGCGACCAAGGTGCCGAAGTTGGCGGTCGATGCGTTGGGGATGATGCGGCGAGCGGTGACGGTGGCCGTCACCCCGCCGACGGTGGCGGTGGCGGTGATGTCATAGGTTTGGCCGCGGAGGAGTTGGAGCGTGGCGAGGCCGTTGGCGTCGGTGGTGATCGCGGTGGGGCCGTTGTGGAGCGTGTTGCCGATCGCGGGGCCGGTTACAAGGTAGGCGGTGACCGATGCGGCGGCGAGCGGTGTGTCGGAGGCCGTGGCGACGCGGAGGGCGACGGCGCAGAGGTTGCCGGCGGCCGGTGGTGCGATCGCGGTGCGGGTGAGCGGGATGGTGATGGTGCGGTCGGCGTCGAGATCGTTGACCGGGATGTCGGCGATCGGTGCGAACCCGGACGGCGAGACGACGCGGAGCGAGTAGTCGCCGGGGTCGAGGTCGATGAGGGTGGGGGCGTCGGTGGTGGTGGTGCGGAGCGTGCCGGCGACGCCGACGATCCGAACGATGGCGCCGCCGACCTGGTCGCCAGCGTCGAGGGCGGTGATGGTGAGTCGATGCGGACCCGAGGACGGTGGTTCGATGGTGTCGGTTTTGTCTTGGATGGTGGCGAGCGTCGTCTCGATGTCGTCGAGTTGCTCGGTGACGGGGCCGAGGTCGACGGTGCCGATGGTGTCGGTCTTGGCTTGGATCTCGCCGAGCGTGGTCTCGATGTCGTCGAGTTGATCGGTGACCGGGGTGAGGTCGACGGTGCCGATCGTGTCGGTCTTGGTTTTAACGTCGCCGAGGGTGGACTGGAGGGCTAGCGGTTCGATGACTTGTTGAATGTCGGGAATGATGACATGCCCCGCCAGCGTGCCGCCGATTTCGAGGCGCGGACATGCGGCACTGTATGCGGCGTCCGGTACGTTGATGTCATAAGCGCCATCGCCGCGGCTTAAATAGTTTGGCGTCGGTGCCCCGGTTAGTAAGATCGCGACGACGGTCCCCCCTTGCGGTTTGTAGTTGATCGAAGCGCCAAGAGTATGAAGCGACAGACCCGGAGCGGGGACGCCGGCGGCGGTGTAGAGAGTGACGGTGGCTTTCTGGTTTATAGCGCCCACAGGTCGCAGACTCATTTTGTCAGACTCCCAGAACGGCGAGGTGGGCAGAAGTAAAAATATTTACCGCGACTAGAGGTTCATAGGCACGGCGAGTTGATAACGCAATAACTTCTGCTGGCGTTATCGCTCTTTCAAACAGCCTCGCGTCATCGAAAATTATTTTTGAGTATTGCGACGTGGTGATGTAGCTCCTACCCAAGCGAAAGCCCTGTACGCTAGCACCGACTGACGAGGAAGTCGGCGTCGGAAAAGTGATTGTCCGCTGCGTGCCGTCGACGAACAACAAATACCGGTCTGAATTAGACGATTTGGTGCCGTCATAAATCCAACAATAATGACGCCACGTGTTTGTGTCGGTAATTATGATTTGCGAATACTGCGAACCGACACCGAGTTCGCAGTAAGCGGCGAACGGGTAAAATCCGAATCCAAACGCGCGACCCGTATTTGGTAGGTCGTGAAAGTCAAGAAAAGCGTTAGACGGTCGTTTCACCCAAATCGAAATGCTAAATTGTGTGATTGATGGCCTCGCGTAACTCGACGAAATGAAGTTCGCGATTCCGTCGAGCGAAATCGCGCGCGAACCACTAAACAAAGTGTCCGTGATCCAGGCTGACGAGCCCATTGACTGGAAAACACCGTGCCGGCCATTGCCGCTTAAATCCGTGACCGACAGCTCGCCGAAATTCGGATCACGACTTGGGCACCACCATAACTTTTCTCCGCCAATTCCGACCATTTAACACCCCCCTGACCAAGCGGCGTTTGCGGCGGCGATTATTTCAGCGGGTAAAAGGCCTCGATTAAAGCTGGCCGAGGCTTCGGCGTCGATTTGTGTGGCCTTCTCTTTAATCATGGCCAGCGTTCGGCGAGCTTCGGCGGCGGCGAGCTCGGCCGCGAGGGTGTCGATGGTTGGGGCGGTGGGGCGGCCTTCGAGTTGCCAGCGGGGGATGCGGCGGATAGTGATGCCGCGAAGGGCCGAGACCAGACCAGAGGACCAACCGAGACGCGTGCCGATGTGGGCGATGAGGGCCTGGCGGACGGGGGTGTGGAGGTGAAAACCGGTGCCGGTGAGGGCGGCGCGGACGTCGGCAAGTTCCTCGGCGAGGATGATGATGGCGTCGTCGGTGGTGGTCTTGGCGGTGTGGGCCAGGTTGTGGAGTGAAATACGGAATTCGGCGTATAGGGGTTGGCCGAGGCGTTCGTGGATCATCGCCATGGTGACGGGGGTGGGGTCGACCTGGTCGACCTCGGCGAGGAGCTTGGTGAGGAGCTGGGCGGCCTGGTCGGAGATCGAGACGGTGGTCGGTGCGGGCGGTGTGGTCGTCACGGTGCGGCGGTCCTGGGGTGTGTGGCCGCCGTGCGCGTGGGGGTGGCAGTCGCGTCGATCCGTGAGCGAGCCGGGGGTGTGTTCGATGGTGCGGGTGGTGGGGCCGTTAGTCGAACGGGTCGGCCGGGGTGAGCCGGTTGACGATTTGCTGCATTCGTTCGACGTTCTCGGAGGTGCGGAGGTGGGCTTCGTCGAGCCGGTCGAGGAGCTGGGCCCGTTCGCGAGATTGGTGCCAGATGATCGCGGCGAGAAGGAGAATTGTGAGGATCGGCCAGAGTGCCATGGGTCACCACCAGGGAATCGAAATTGTCCCGAGATACTCGGTCAGGAAACGGTCGATCCGATCGGCAGACCAGGGGGAAAGGGCGTCGGTCATGAGCCAGCGGGCGCAGGAATAGGCCCATAGGCCCCAGTCGGTGATCGTGTCCATGATCGTCCGGGGTGGTGTCGTCGGGATCGCGGCGGCCGTGGGCATCGGTGCCCGTGGGGAGGCCGCCGCCGGTCGAGGGTAACCGATCGGTCGGGGTGGTGGCCAGTCCGGTCGGTGTGGGTTGGGTCATTCGTCGGAAGCGGCAGGTAGTTCGATGGCGACGCGGCGGACCTCGGGGGTGGCGGATTCGATTTCGGCGATCCCTTCGGCCCCGATGCGATCGAGGAGTTCGGACCGCCATGAGATCGAGGCGCGGGAGACCTTCCAGGTAAGGCGAGCGCCGCCGCGGGTGATGACGTCGCGGCCGGAGGCTTCGAGTTCGGCCTGGGCCCGTTTCTCGATCTCGGCCATCCCTTGGCGAAGGGTGCGGGCCCGGCGGGCGAGTTCGTCGGACTCGGCGGAGAGTTGGCGGTAGGTGGCGAAGTCGGCCTTGGTGAGTCGTGCCATCGGTGGGTCTCGATCCGTGAGGGTGTGAAAACGGGGGGCCGGCATCCGAGGACGTCGGCCCCCCTTCCTAAGGCGGGGCCCGAGGTGACGGTGTCACGGTCGGCCCTTGGTCGGTATTCGTTGGCGGTTAGGGTCAGGGGGTGAGGAGGACCCGGACCGCGGCGGGACCGTTGCCGGCGGCGGCGACGGCCTTGCCGAGGCGCTTGTTGGCCCCAGCGCCGTCGGTGGTGACCGCGAGCTTGTTGGTGTTGTCCCAAAAGACCAGGCCCCCGGCCGCGAAGACGGTGGCGGCGGCTTTGTCGACGTCGAAGACACCCGAGGCATCGAGCGAGCCGGTGCCGCCGGCGGGGATGTCGGACGTGGCGACGGCGGCCAGGTCGCCTTGGATGATCATGGTGCCGGCGATGACGGCGGCGACGGTGGTGTACGAGAAGACGGAACCAGATTTGACGCGAACGGCGTTCATGGGAGGACCGTGGGGGGCGTGGGGTGGTGGTTGGTGTGTGTCACCGGACGGCTTGCGCCGTGCCGCTATCGTGTGGGGTGGTGTGTGTCACCGGACGGCTTGCGCCGTGCCGCTATGGTGGGCGGTGAGGGTGACGGGTTAGCGTTTGGCTTTTGGCTTGGGGGCGTCGGCGGGTGCGGGGTCGATCGGGTCGACGTCGGGCGAGGGCATCGCCATCGGGGAGGCCCAGCCGGTCGAGACCACCGATTCGCGGACCCGGGCCGGGAGTGATTCGACCGCGGTGCCTTGGGGGTACTCGACGCCGTCGACCGTGATGTTGCGGTTGATGATGTGCATGGTGGCGTGTCACCGGACGGCTTGCGCCGTGCCGCTATGGTGTGGGGTGGTGGTGTGGTGGGTGAGGATCGGCCCGGCGAGGTGGACCCGCCGGGCGTGTGATGGGTGGCCGCGGGTTACGCGTCGCAGCGGACCAGGCCGCGGAAGTCGAGGGCCTTGGCCCCGGCGTAGTGCTTGACGGTGACAATCAGGCCAAACTTGCCGCCGTTGAGTTGTTCGACGACAACGATGGGTTGCCGGCCGGTGCCTTGGAGGTATTGAACCTCGATGGTGTGGGCTTGGTTGCTGGCCAAGTACCAGGAGGTCAGTGACCCGGCGAGCGTGGCGCCGTTCATGGGGTTGATGACGCCGTTGGCAAGTCGGCCTTCCTCGACCGGGTTGATCGACCGCATGAAGAGCGGGTTGGTCGAGCCGGAGCCCGAGTCGGCGGAGATAACCGCGGACTTGGTGAGCTGGATGGCGAGGTCGCCGAGGTCCGATGGGACCAGGAGGTGCGACGCGTCGAAGTTGAGCGAGGCGTCGCCCTCTTTTCGTCGCGACAGGACCCCGCGAGCTCGCGACAGGTTGGCCGCGGAAAGGGCCGCGGACGTGAGGAGCGAGCCGTCGGTCGCGTTGAAGAGGGCCCGGCCGGTGGCGGCGAGGTTGGCGTTGGCCAACAGGACCGCGGCGACCATGTTGGGCACCAGGCGGCGAGCCATGCGGCCGAATTCGACCGGGCTATCCCTCAACATGCCGAATTGGTCGTTGATGAAGTGGACTTCGTCAATTTGAGCCTGCCGAGAGAAGCGGTCGGCCTTGACCTTTTCGTTGACCGCGGCCATCGAGGCATGATCGGCCTTGCCGTCGGTCTCGTGCTTTGTCAAGTCTTGGCCGGCGGCCATCCGCGGGCGGTCGGTTTCCATCAAGTTCGGGACGTCCGATTCGGAGGTCCATCCCTGGGTGAAGTCGCGGACCTCGGAGTAGCTGACGAGGGCGATGGCGCCGATCGATTGCGAGAAGACGGCGGAGACCGAGTTGGTGGAGAACCCGGCGGCGAGGATCGCGTGCGGGTTGCGTCCCGAGGGGACGGAGTGGCCACAGGCGCGGAGACCCTGGGCGACCATTTCCATCATCGAGGCATCGCGCCATTCTTGGGCGGTGTCCATGATCCGTTGGCGTTGCGGATCGTTGATCGATCGGGAGAGCCATTCGGGGGCGGTGCCGCCGGCGCGGAGGACGGTGTCGACGGGTCGGCCGGCGCGGAGGAGGATGGCGGCCTGGAGCGTTTCGACGGTGCCGCGGGAATCTTGGGACGTCGAGTGGATCGCGGGCGAGTGGGGGCGCGATACGCGGGTCGCTTCCAGGTGGAAACGGTCGGCCGACCAGCCCTGGGTGATGGCGTGGGCTGTCAGCGTCTCGCCACTCGGCAGCGACGGGTTGCCGTATCGCGCCCCGATCTCGCGGATGGCGGAGATGCGGGTTTCCTCGGCGGCCGCGGCCGACCGCATCGAGGCGACCAGGCCCGACGGGTCCGTGGCGGGTGTCGCTTGCGATTGGCCGGCCGCGGTCGCGGAGGCCGCGGGTTGAGTCGCCGAGGCGTCGGCGGGTGATGCGGCGGGGGCCGTGGGTTCAATGGTCGAGCCGGCGGGGATGAGCGGGGCCGCGGCGGTGGCGGTCGCGTCGGTCGGGATCGCGGCGGCCGTCGGGTGCAGGGCATGATACGAGGCTTGGAGCTGAGCGAGTGCCGAGGCCGTGAGGGTCGCCGTTTGGATGTTGAGCGAGGCGAGCCATTGTTCGAAGGACATGGGGGAGGACTCCGGGGACTGGGCCGCAGGTGCGGCGGAGGTGATGGTGGCGTAGGTGGAGGCATCGCCCCCGATGGTTACGAAAGAGATCTCGTTGAGAGATGCGCGACGGATGACGAGGATGGGGCCGGCGAAGTCGATGCCGTTGACGGTGACCGATTTGCCGGCGGTGATCTTTTCCCATCGCATGTCCCCCAGGCCGATCGAGGCCTGCCATGGGAACCCGCGGCGGGAGGATTCGGCGATCTCTTCGGCGTCGTCGGTGTCGACCGAGAAGAGGCCGGAGAAGGTGACCCGGCCGTCTTCGGTCGAGATCGAGGCGTGCCCGACCGGCTTGAGCCGGTTGTGTTCGCGGTGGACCGGGAGCGAGTAACGGGCGGAGAGCCCGCCGACGTCGACGACGACGGGCCCGGTCCAGTCGATGCCGGAGAGGGCCGGAAACATGACCCCGCCGGAATAGGCGACGCCGTAGAAGGTCGCCGGCGAATCGTCGGCGGCCTCGGCGGCCGTGGTGACGGCCATGCGGCCGAATTCGACCGGGGCGATGGCGGACAGAGTGCCGCCGGAGTCGAGGCCGTCGGTGGGTGGTGCGGTCGGTGCGGCGGTGGGCGTCGCCGACGGTGTGGCGCCGAGAAGGGTGGGGCCGACGAGAGACGCGGCGAGGGCGCGGAGCTTGGCCAAGCGGGTCGGGCGGACGGTCGTGGGTTGGCGGCGTGGCATGGGGGGAGAGGTTACGCGGGGGAATGCGTGCGGGTTTACACGGTGCCGGGAGCGGTTGGGATGTCGTCGACGTTGGGGCGTTGCCCGATCCGATCGGCGGCGTCGGAGCGTTCGAGGAGGCCGGCGACGTGGAGGCGCGTGTCACCGGACGGCTTGCGCCGTGCCGCTATGGTGGCGGGGGTGGAGGGGGCGAGGGGGGCGAGGTGGAATCCGCGCTCGAGGAGGCGCGTGTCACCGGACGGCTTGCGCCGTGCCGCTATGGTGGCGGGGGTGACGGGGGCGAGGGCGGCGGCGCGATCGGCCCGGCGGGCGAGCTGGCGGTCGAGCTGGGCGTAGTGGGCTTCGGCGTCGATGGCTTGGGAGGCGAAGTATTCCTCCTCGGTCAGTAGGCCGGCTTCGATGAGGTGAGTGACGCGGTGGGCGTCTTGTAACGGGTTGACCGAGCGGCGTGGGGTCCAGGCCCAGCGGTGCGGGACTTCGTCGGCGTATTGGCCCAGGCCGGGGAGCTCGCCGGCGAGTATTGCTTCGTCGAGCCAGGCCGCGAAGACGCGGTCCATGCAGTCGGGTTCCCAGTCGGCGCGTTCGAAGGTCAAGCGGTCTTCATAGTCTTGATCGTCCATTCGCGCGGATGAAAAGTTGTAGCCGGCGGCGGAGCCCAGGGCTTTGTACTGGGGGACGTGGAGGCAGCGGGCGATTTCGAGGAGGAGGGCGTCGCGGAATTCGCGATAGGTGGTCGTCGGGTGTTCGGCTTTGAATTGTTGGAGTTCGTAGCCGTAGGGGAGCGCCGCCATCATGCCGCGGTCGATCGGGATGCCGTCGAACGGGTCGAAGAGCGTGCCCTCTTCGTCCCCAAAAGCGTTGGCCTGGGTTTTGAGAACAGCCGAGAAGGCGGCCGCGGTCTCGGCGGCTTGGAGCGTCGCGAGAGTGAAGCGGCGAAGCATCGCGAAGAGCGGGAGCGCCGGCGTGGTCTCGGGGATGCCGCGGCGTTGGCCGGGTCGGTCGGCGTTGAAGAGGTGAATGACGTAATCGGCAGAGACGTCGGTCTTCTCGTGGGCGTTGCCGATCGTGTTAACGAGGCCGCGGTCGCCGGGGTGGCGGTTGAGAAGATGGTAGGTGTCGGGGTTGCCGTCTTCGTCGAAGGCGATGCCGTCGACGGCGTCTTCGGATAGGCCGTCGATCCATCCGGGGGTGCTGATTTGGTCGGACTCGACGGGGCGAACGTCGAGCTTGATGGGGCCCGGGATGCGGCGGTTGGTGGTGAGGAGGAGGAAGGCCTCGCCGTCGATGAGCTTGGCGAGCCGAGCGGTGCGGAGCGAGCGGTTGAGGCGGACGGCCTTGGCCCAGCGGCGCCAGGCGGTTTCGATTTGGCGTTTGGTGGCGGCGTCGTCGATGAGGAGCTGGAGAACGGGGCCCCGGGCCACAAAGTCGCCGGCGACGGTGGTGGCGATCCCCTTTCCCCAGGAGTTATTTTCGAGGCATTCGTATCGGGAGCGCTCGCGGAGCGTTTTTCGGACCGAGAGGGAGTTGGCCGCGGCGGCGGAGAGGGCGTCGGCGTGTCGCCAGTGCCGGACGTTTTCGGCGGTGGTTGCGGCGGCGTCGTAACGGGCGGAGAGCGTGGCGAGCTTGGCGTTTGCGTTGCGGATCGCGGCGAGTTCGGCGGTGGTGGCCAGCGGTCGCCCCATGTGGTCGACCAGGCGGGGCGAGCTGGTGCGGGTCATTGGCCACCCCCGAGCGCGGACCCGGGGTTGATGCGGCCGAGCCCGATGCCGAACCGAGGGGCCCGACCGGCCCGACGGTTGGCGAGGTGGCGGTCGGCCTCGATGAGTTCGCGAACCGAACGGTTCTTGGCCCGTTGGCCGTCGACCTCGGCCTCGGCCGGTTCGGCCGCGGCGGTGGCGATCCGGTTGGCCAGGTCGTCAGGGGGTGCGGGTGTGGTCATGGCGCGAGCGTAGCCGGGGGACGTTGGGAAGGTTTACACGTTGAGGGCGTGGAGAGGGTGCGGGTGGCGCGTGTCACCGGACGGCTTGCGCCGTGCCGCTAGGGTGGAGGGCGTTGGGTGTGTCACCGGACGGCTTGCGCCGTGCCGCTAGGGTGGAGGGCGTTGGGTCAGTCGGTGGGCTTGGGTTTGTAGAGGTCGCGGAGCGAGGCGCGACGTTTGCCATGGGGGCGGCGGTCGGAGGTCGACCCCTCGGGGGATAGGCCGGCGATAAGGGCCGCCGTGGTCGCCATGACCAGGCAGTCGAGCCAGTGGTTTTCTCGGCCGGGGAATAGTGACCATTCGAGGAGGGTGCGGCCCCGGCCCGAGGTCTCGGTCGGGTACTCGGCGGCGAGGTGGTCGGCGATCATGCGGTGCCGGGCCGGGTCGGCTTTGTAGAGCGAGAAGGCCCCGGGGTCGCCGAGCGGGGTGAGGAGCCGTTCGCGGAGGATCGATTTGATCGCGTTGACGTCGGCGACGACGTGCCGGGCGGCCTTGGTGCCCTTGGTCGAGGGGATGAACCATTCGGCGCCGGCGAGCTCGCCGGGCTTGCGCTTGCGCTGGGCCAGGGGCATTTGTCGGGCGGTGATGCCGCGGCCGTGAAACGCGAGGAGCGGGAGGCGGTCGAATTGTCGGACCCAGGAGTAGACGGTTTTGGTGGAGGGGCCCCAGTTGGCGTCGACGATCAGGCGGTCGGCCTTCATGGCGGCGCCGTCGTCTCGGATCCATTCGCGATCGGCGAGCGTGGTGCCGAGGCGATTGAGCGCGGCGAGGAGTGACGATTCAAGCGAGCGGAGGCCGGTGGCCTTGGTGATGGTGTGCTGGATGTCGGAGAGTTGCCAATAGTGGGCGCCGATTTGTTCGGGCCAGGCCCCGTAGTCGATGACGTGGCCGGTGAAGTCTTCGGCCATGGCGAGGGCGAGCCAGAAGAGGACGTCCTTCTGGACGTCGACCCCGAGGAATAGGCGGGTGGCCTCGGTCGGGATTTCGGCCCGGGCGTAGCCGGAGACGCGGCGGACCAGGGTGTCGGAGTCGATGAGGGCGATTGTTGAGGCGCCTTCGACGATCGCGGTGGGGGTGTTTTGGTATTCGGCGTCGAAGGAGGTTTGATCGCGCAGGCGGAGGTTAAAGGCGTTTTGAAGGGCCGACAGTTCATGGGGTTCGTGGCGCTGGGCCCATGGGACGACGGCGCCGCGGTCCATGTCGTCGCGGTTTGATTTGTAAAAGGCGGTGGCGGTGGTGAGGGTGTCGCGGCCGGCGGCGAGGTCGGCCTCGCGGAGCTCGGCGTAGCGGTCCCATAGGTCGAGACGGTCGGGCCAGGCCTCGACCAGTGAAAAACGGCGGGGTTGCCATTGGGGCGAGATTTTAGAATCGAGGATCCGGTCGGCGAGGTCGCCGCGGCGTTGGACGGTGATGGTGATGAGCCCGGACATGCGGCGCCCCGGGCCGGAGAGACCGAGGACGGCCCCGTTGAGGATGGCGTGCCGGCGTTCGACCTGGGCGACGTTCTTTGCCGATTGGTCGGTTTGGAGGTCGTCGCCGAGGATGCAGTCGGGGCGGAGCGTTTTGCCGTCTTGCGTGATGTGGTTCATGCCGCGGATGCGGCCGAGGATGCCGACCGATTGGAGGCAGGCCCCGGAGGATGGCGAGTTGGCGACGGTGGGGAGGACCAGCCGGCGGCGGCCGTTCCATCTGATGGCGGTGGGGATGCCGTCGACGGTTTGGCCCTTGGCCCTTTGGGCGATCCCTTCGAGGGCCCGGATCGGGAGGCAGACTTCGGGGAAGTCTTCGGCGAGCGTCGGGTTGGTCTCGATCTCGATCTTGATGGCGTCGACCAGTTCGGAGGCGGCGTCCTGGGATGCGCCGATCAGGACCAGGTAGCGGCGCCAGCCGAAGAGGAGGGCGAGGAGGGCGATGCGGATGGTGATGGCGGTCTTGCCCGATCCGCGGGCCATCCCGATCGCGTAGAGGCCGCCGGAGCGGAGGACGTCCTGGGCCGTGGCGATGACGTCGAGGTGTTGGGATGAGAAGTTAAGCGCGAAGGTATCGGGGAAGTAGGTGAGGAGGGCGATTCGGAGGTCGGCTTCGCAAGCGGCCCGGCGTTCGGGGTTGGCCGGGGCGGGGAGCTTGCCGAGTTCGCGTTCGGTGTTTGATTGGATCCGCTGGGCGGCGGCGGCCCGTTGGCGATGCCGGGCGTATTTTGAGCGATCGGCCGCGGTGGTGGCGGGGCCTGGGTTGGTGTCTGATTTGCGCGCGGGGGTGCGGCGGGTGTCACCGGACGGCTTGCGCCGTTCCGATTGGGTGGCGGCGGTGCGGCGTGTGGTGGTGCGCTGGGCCCTCGTGGCCGGCGGCTTGGTGGGTGTCCTCTTCGGCATGGCGAAGAGTGGACCCTAGCCGGCGGGGGTTGTTTTATCGGCCGCGGCGGCGGTGAGGGCCTCGGCGATCATGTCGCAGGAGTGGGTGTCGATCTCGATGCCGATGGCGCGGAGACCGAGAGAACGGGCGGCGATGAGCGTGGAGCCCGACCCGGCGAACGGGTCGCAGAGCGTCGCGTCGGGGGCGACAATTGAACAGAGCCAGCGCATGACGGGGAGCGGCTTTTGCGCGATGTGTCGCTTGGCCTTGCCGGTGGGTGATGGGTGGCCATAGATGCCGGGGGGGTAGGTTTTGCGCTGGGGCATGGCGCCGTTGGAGCCCCATGCGATGTACTCGGCCGAGTTGGAGAAGCGGCCGGGGTAGGGGCGGCCGAAACCTTTGGACCAGATGGCGATGCCGCGCCAGGTCCAACCGCCGCATTGGATCGCGTCGGTGATCGTGGGGAGTTGTCGCCAGTCGGAAAAACAACAGACAGGGGCGCCGGGAAGGGCGGCCCGTTGTGCGGCCCCGAGCCAGAGCGAGGCCCACAATGCGAACGAGCGTTGATCTCGCGAGTCGCCGGAGAATTCGGGGCGGTGTTCTTTGACCCCGGTGTAGACGTATTTGACCGACGTCGCGGCGGAGCGGTCGCCCCGGTAGAGCCCGCCGGAGGAGTAGGGCGGGTCGGTGATGATAGCCCCCAGGCCGCGGAGCCGGGTGAGGATGTCGATGGCCTCGCCTTGGTAGAGGGTGACGAGGTCGTCGGAATAGTAGGGCCGCGGGAGGTCGGCGGGCGATGCGATGACGGTGTCCATCGGCGAGGGTGTAGCCGGTGCCGATCGGTGGGTTTTATTGTTGGTTAGTCGTCGAACCCGAGATACAGGGAGCGAAGGAGGGCAAGGTCGATGCGGCGTTCGCGCTTCGTGAGCGGTCGCGTGGTGCCACAGCCGGGGCAGGTGGCGGGCCCGTAATAGGTGACCGGCCCTTGCGTCGACACCGGGCGGAGCGGTGTGCCACAGGAACAGGTGGGACGGTCGGCGGGCGATTGCTTGAGCCGGGGCCATTGCTCGCGAGGGGGGACCATGGCGGAGCGGCCGGCGGGGGCTTGGATCATGGCGAGGCCTGGGGTTGGGGTGGTGGTGTGTGTCACCGGACGGCTTGCGCCGTGCCGCTATGGTGGAGGGGGTGGTGTGTGTCACCGGACGGCTTGCGCCGTGCCGCTATGGTGGAGGGGTGCCGGTTAGCGGGGGACCAGGTGGCCGCGGGTGGCGAGCCGTTCGGAGATCGGCCGGCGGTGCGCGTCGAGAATCGTGAGGTCGCCGGCGACGGGGTCGCCGTTGAGGATCGAGCGGAGCCAGCCGGCCCCGGTGATCGGGATCGTGGCCTCAATGTCGTGGCCGGATCGGCGGGCCTGGTCGAGGAGCTGGGCCGCGGCGTCTCGGGCCATCGGACAGGCCGCCGGGGCGTTGCCGTCGCCGTCGGTGGGGTACAGGGCCGCGGCCCGAAGGGGCGGTTCGGCCGGTCGCGTGATGTATCGCGAGGAGTAGCCGGCGAGCCGGATGGTGATGTCGCCTTTGACTCGGTGGCCGTGGTTGTCGAGGAGTGCGACGGAATAGCGATCGGCCGACAGGACCGCGAGGACGCGGACCCGCGCGCGGAGGTGGTGCCCATTCATGAGCGGTTGGTCTCTCATCCATTGAGGGAACGATGCGGCCCGGCCCCGGCCGCGGTTGGTTGGCGGAATTATAGCGGGGTTCGCGGCGAAAAACGACGGAGCCGGGTGG